TTTTTTCAGCCTTTAGATTATCCTTGTCTATGGTACCGGCTATAATCCTTTTCTGCTCTCTTATCGCTCTTTCTAGCTTTCTCTGGTGTTGCTCCAGTCCGTAGTATTTAAGTGCCTTTTCAGGATCTGGCACTTTAGGCAGTGTTGTTATTCCAGGGAAGTAGGTGCTTAGATTGTGCCTGCAATTCGGATGCATTAGCCCTTCTTCCATGGCCGTGCTAAGCAGCTGGTACGGACCATCCTCTTTCTTTCCACCGGAATAAACATCATCAATAATGACAAGCCCTTGCCAGGGTACACATAGCTCGCATGATGTAGCATGAGCCGATACCACTACTAATGACAAGCCCAGCTCCTGCCTCTTCTTGCCCTCGCCCATTAAATAAGCCCTGTGGTTTGCTGTCCTCAGGGCCATTTCTGCATAGCTTGCTATATTGACCTTTTTCCCATCTGCATAGGTTATTGCATCTATGCCCTTGGCCAAGAAATCTTTAGTAGCCATATCTATAGCTTGGTCTAATGATACAGTGCCAGTATTATAATGTACCTGGGCCTTGAATATTGTTTGCCTATAGACATCATCCATACGTCTTAATACTGCTGTATTAGCCTTCTTAAAGTCATTCTCGACACTTTCCATAAGCGCGTGAAATTTATGATCGTTAGCCCGGAAAAATACTTCATCTAAGGGCCTGGGGGCATCTTTCCACTTCTGTGCGTTCTCTAGCGCCTGCTCTAACGTGTCTTTTATCGGCTCAATATCCACAGATTTAGCAGACTTATCCACAGTGTCTAGGATAGGCTTTAGGTCTCCGGGCAGTATTACGGTGATACCTTCCAGGAACGTGCTCTGTATCTGCTTCACAAAACGATTTACATTGTCCTGGGACTCTTTATAGGTCTCCAGCAGGGTGGATGATATATACTTTTCTATAGGTCCATTGTACTGGCCTATAATCGCCCTGTTTTCCCGTCTAAACCTTTCTAGGTCTCTTAGCTTGGCCGACTGCCACTGTTCAAATTTAAAGCCCATTTTTTCTTCTTCCAGCTCATGCCTTCCTAAATTACGCTTCATGGACCTAATAAGGTCCAGTTCCATCTGCTCATATATTCGCCGGATATCATAGGCTTTGTCTCTTTTACTCCTCGTCATCGTCTATCACATCATCTAGACCGTCTATATTAGCCGCTGGCTCATCTACTACATGATCACCTTGCCGGATCCTCTTTACCTCCAGTGCCTTTTCTTCATCTGTCCAGGTGTCCCCATACAGCTCCTCAATTGCCTGCTCTAAACTCATTATACCTAGAGATTTAGCCTGCCCTACTACCTCAGCTACACTGCCAAAGTCAGGAGATGCATACTCACCAAAGGACACAGTGGCCACATAATCCTTAGGCAACCTGCTACTCATATTGTCGTAAACCTTTAAAGCAGTATCCACTAGCAAGGGTATGACCTTACTAAGCACTTTGATTATTTCGCCCCTGGTGTAAAGGGTGGTCTTTTCCTTCTCTCTTTGTGCCTCTGCATTGTCTGTCTTTTTAAGGTCTATACCCAGGGTAGAGGGACTGATTATTCCCTGGAGGCACATGTCTAAGGTGCTAGCGTAGGACTCGACAAAGGCTTGATAGTTTATTTCAGCTTGCTTTTGCTCTATTTGATTTTTGCCATCCTCAGCCATGTTGGTCCCTATTTTGATAAACTTATTATCAAAAGGATTAGGCCTCATTGCTGCACCAGTAATAGGGTCCCTGGGGACTAGGTCTTCAGGAATATAATCTTTTACCCTTCCGGCTCTTATAGCATCTATCCATTGAGATATAACTTCATCCAAAGCATCAAAGTTATCACTCTTACGCTCAAAAATAGAGTTACCTCTACCTTCAAACTTGGCAGACTTAAAAAATCTCATAGGCACTGCCATAATAAAATCACCGGTAAAGGTAATTTTGGTTAGGTGGCTGACCTCTGGTACCTTGTTTATAGGTACTTCCTTGCCCTGGTCATCATATAGCTTATAATCGATAAAGCCTCGGCCATATACCTCATCAAGCCTGTAGGTCTTTTTTTCATGTGTATAGTAAGCATGGAAAATGACTTCCTGGAGCCTGTTCCTAATGTAGGTATATGAGATATCAGAACCGCTGTAAAATTCAATTATAGGGTACTTAGATAAGTCAGGATCCACGCTAAGCTTAAAAACACCATCACCGTCTATAAGTGTATCTTTTATGGCATCTGCCAAAATCTCATCACTTAGCTTATTATCAAGCGCTATCTCATCCCATAGCTTTTGATGGTCTTCGTTTTCAAGATCCACGCTGTCCAGGTCTGATACCACTATGCCGACCAGCCTGTCCACTATCTGCCCTGGTATCCCAGAATGAAACTTTCTTATACTAGAATCTTGACTAGGGACTGCGGCCCAAAATCTCGACTTCCCTACATCATCAGTAGCAGTTTGTTTGAAAAATTGGTCTAGCTCTGATGGGTCGCCCCTGTACCAAATTCTATTCCTTAGTACAGTTCCTGCATGGGATAGTGGTTCTTTGATGGATATTTGGTCGTCTTCTGCAGGCTGTATATTTAATAGCTTTGCTATCACGCCTTTAATCACCTCTCTCAAACCCATGTTTTAGCCTCCTACAATTCTACAAACTCATAAGTCATTTCAAAAATGTCGGGCTTGCAAGGATAAAATTCACCCTTTATACCTTTAATAATGTAGTCGCCGGGACTTGCAATATGAATACCCTCTAACGTCTCTATTTCAAGATAATCTTTACCAACTGGCTCTCGTACTTTATCACCACAAAATTCATGAATATCTGCTGAATTTCTTCCGTTGAATTGTATTGCCTCAATTACAACTGGTTTCTTTCGATATTTAGCCATAATTTACCCTCCTACTCCTATTTTAGTCCTAAATGGTATCCATGCATATTGTGAAGCATTAATTGTATGGTCATTCCTGTCCTCAGGCTCATACTTATCATCTTTCCAACTATAGCTCTCTAGCTCCCGTATATGTTCAACACAATGGTCCAATACAATATAATCAGCTTCAGGCTTAACCTCACTTACATTCATCCAGCCCAGCATAAAGTGGATTCTATCTATTACTTGAACCTTCTTATATGCATTAAGGAAGTTGTATACACATCCATGCTGCCTTTTATACTTCTTAAGCTCTGTAACGGTGGCTTGGTCTGCATTGTCAATGAACACATCTCTAGCAAAGCCCCATCTATTTCTATTCCTCTCTAAGAAAGATACAAGCCTAGGAGGAATATCGCTTGGTGCAAGCGGCACTTCCAGGTTTGCATTGTTGTATACCTCTTCATCTAGTATTATGAGCCGTCCTTTGTCAGTAATGCCCTGGTATATAAAAGCAATGGTATCGGGGCTTTCCTGGGAATAGGCCGTATCCACACCACATGAAAAATGTATAAACTTAAGCGGGTTATGGCTGTCTGCCATCCGCTTCTTAAGCTCAGCGGCCGACCTGACATTGTGCTTCCTAGAGAAATTAGGGAATATCAACTTTGTAGCCCTGCCCCTGAGGCCTTGTATCTTGTTCTTGTATAGCTTGGTACCCTTAGGCACGTTCATGATTATTTGTTCAAGTTTATCCTTTGTAAGCCCCTTATTATGGTCAAAAGAAAAGAACCAGTGCACCCAGCCGGGTTTTGGCTCTTCATTCAGCATATTATTCAGTTCAGCAGGGGCATCAACCTTATATTCCGGTAATGGCCTACTATGATTGATATATTCCTTATATATCGGTAAGCTGGGATCATCAGGGTTAAGAGTTCCAAGTAGATAATCACACCTCATGGAGATTTCTCTTACATAATCCATATCTGCTATATTGATCTCGTCAATGTATACACAGCCATATTGACCACCTAGAGCCTTTTTCCACCTAGTTTTATTATCGTACCCTAGGACATAAATTATCTTTGCCCCTTGAGAAGTTTGATAGGTTATATGTGGTAGTGAGTGTTCTCTCCTTCCACTTGCATTATACTTCGTTAAATCTCCAAATATATCCGTTATTCCTAGGTCTTTATTGATTATATTTTTCTCTATGGTTCCTAGGTCTAATCCAGATAATACATGCAGTTTTTTAGGACTATCTGCCACCTTTAACATAAACTTAACAATACCAACAGTAGTTTTTCCACTAAACGTAGTTCCTTCCATAAACTCTACTGGTGCATCATACTTTAAAAAATCTTTGTACTTATCTGATAATAGTAATTCTTCTGCCATAGTATCAATCTTCCTTTAACTGCTTTAAGATTGAGTCTAGTTTTTCTGTTCCTGCATCTATAGTTCCTTCTATGTCTAATTTATCAGCAAATAGCGTATAGCGTTTACCCAATAACTCTGCTGCCTTTGTTCTTTCTTTTATCTTAGCTGGAGCCTCTACCTCTACTTCTTCACCGTCATCATTAAGTATTATAAACTTTTCTTTTTCTTCTCCTCGCATTACTGCTGTTAGATACTGCAAAACCTCATCTGCTTTGGCTATTCTCTCATCTTCCAGTTGCTTTAGTCTCTTGTCAATATAGTTTTTAATATGAGGTTTTCTGAGGTTTTCATATCCTGTTTCTGCCGCTGAGTTCTTGCTATAGCCAGCCCTCCTAGCTGCCTCTGTTGCATTTCCCAGCTCAATATAAAAATCTATAAATCTTTCTTGTTTTTCTGTTAATTTTCTTTTCACATCACCACCTACTTTGAGTTTGTTTTGATTTTATAAAAGAGTCGAAAAGCTCTCGAATTTCGACTTAAAAAGCCAACTGTATCTCCTAGACGGGAGTACAGCTGGCCACAAGAAGGAGGTAGCCATCGAGGCCATTTATGAGGTGTATGTATACCTCTACACAGT